CATGGGATGTCTTTCCTATAGGTTTATTTACCAGTATAATTCCGTTCATGAAAATCTCCTTTATATGCAAATAACTCTGCCACACAGAGTTCTCCGATATGGCAGAGCATATTTATTATTCCGATTTTGTCTGACTGCCTGAAGAAGCTTTCTTCTGCGGAGTGGCCGTTTTTGCCGCCGGTGCTTTATCCTTTGCTGAATCAGACTTACTTGGTGCACTTGACTTTGCCGGTGCGGCTGTTTTAGACGGTGCGGAAGTAGCTTTACTTGGTGCACTTGTCTTTGAAGCTTCTGACTTTTCTGAAGATTTTGAACTGTCGGATTTACTCGGAGTATTTGTAGAAGTTGATTTTGAAGTCGATTTTTCCGATCTGCTGTTTGAAGATTTATTATTTGATGTTTTATTTCCATCTGATGATTTGCTGCTATCCGAGCTTGTATTTTTAGTCTTAGATGACTGTTTATTATTTGAATCATCCTTCTTCGGTTCATCGGCTGATACAGTACCGGGCTTGTCTATCGTAATTGCAGAAGCGTCATATCCGAAATGCGTTTGTATAATTTCTCTCGTTGCCGCAATATCACATATCCAGTAAGAAGCGTCATATTCACCGCCGCTTGTATTTCCCGGCAAGCTGTAGGTATGTATGCCTGCACTGGTAAAATCATTCAGGAAAGCCGAATACTTAATAACATCCTTAACCGTAAAATTAGTTTTGATAGCTTGACTTACTTCTTTAAATATAGCCGGAAGCTTTAATATAAGAGAAGCATTAAGCTTCTGGTCAACAAGTGCCTTTAAAAATTCCTGCTGCATCTCTATTCTGCCCAAATCACCGTTTTTATACTGCGGTCTTGATTTTGTAGCCTTATTATAATTACCTTTTCTAAATCTTAAAAGATGCACTACCTTTTCACCGTTAAGCTCCTGCGTACCTGCCGGAATATTTATGTGAAGACCTTGTACAGGGTCGTCATATATCATACCTTTTCCGTTACCTTCTATGTCAGGTACATCAAAAGTAACAGTACCGAGCTGATCCATACATTTTGCTATGGCGTCAAAAGAAAATTCCACATAATAGTTAATAGGTACAGCAGTAAGACGTGATACCGCTTCTATTGTACCCTGTGCACCTGCTATTTTACCGGTACCTCCGGTAATAGCATGAGCCGCATTGATTTTCTGATATCTTGAACCGATGTACATTCTTGTATCACGAGGAATGGACAGCATTTGTACCTGATTTGTATCTGTGTCATAAGACGCAAGCATAATAGCATCTGTACGAAGACCCGCATTATCTACTCCCATAAGAAGTACGTTTATTTTTCCGCCCTCAATAGGTGCAGTCTGAACAGGCTCAGTTGTTTCATCACTGAAATTTCCGACATCCAATGCCATACACCCCAATGCAATCACAAGTATTGCCGAAAGTGTAATTCCCAGCACCTGAAAATATCTTTTTAAGTTTATAGCAGAACCATGCCTGCCGCGTTTTGATTTCTTTTTATTGTTTTTCAATTTATATTCCCCCAAGTAAATGATATTCTGAAAATTACCTTAAATATTAAAATATAAATACACAATTATTATACCATTATAATGAAAGGATTGTCAAGTTTTTTTTGAAATCAGAATAAATATTCACATATATTTTACTTTACAGACTTATTTTTTATGTATTTTTTCAGAAAAGTAAATATTTTTCAAAAAAATTACTAAAATCGCTTGACATAGGTTTGATTATATGATAAAATAGTCAAGTGTCAAAGAGACGTATGCGCCGGTAGCTCAGTTGGATAGAGTGTTTGGCTACGAACCAAAAGGTCGGGGGTTCGAATCCCTTCCGGCGTACCACAAGAAAACCGTTTAAACCTTGTTTTAAGCGGTTTTCTTGTTTTTTACCATTTTTGAAAAGTATAGTAAAATCACCTCAAAAAAGCTGAAATTATTTGAGATTGGTTAAACTTTTGGTTAAACTCCAAATCTTGTATATTAGCTTTAAATCTTACTTTTTCTCAATATCTCATCCGCTTTAATAGCTGCCTGAGTAAACGAATTGTTCTTCCACCAAGCTACAAGAGAAGCTCCTACCGTAAAAGCAGTTGAAATGAATGTATTGATGGTATCATCAGATACGTCAATCACATTTTTCCCCATAGCTGTAAGCACCTGATTTGCAAGCGCTACAGCTAAAATAACTGTTCTTGCTATTGTTCCTGCTGATATTTTCATAATATACATCTCCTTTAAAAGATTCCTAATGATTTAAGTATGTAGCCTCCAACCGCTCCAGCTACTGCAGAAATTACCGCCATTATAAACGCTTCATATCGTTTTTTAGGCTGTTCTTCAACTATTTCAAGCCGTTCATCAATATTATTAATATCCTTGCGCATAGCCTTAAGTTCTGTGGCTGTGCTTGCTACAGATGTAGCTAAAGCATGAATGCTTTCTGTCAAGCCTTCAAGAGCATCAAGTCTTCGATGAACCGACTTCATGTCCTGCTCAATTGCTGCCATATGCTCCGCAAATTTAATTGTATTCTCCACAGTTAAATACCTACCTTCTTATTAATTTTTTGTATATCGTTTCCAACGAGATTAATAATCTCATTCTGACGATTATTCTCCTTTTCGACCTCATCCACTCTCTTATTGACAGTCTGAATGTCATTGCCGACAAGATTAATAATCTTATCATGCGCTTCAAGCTTCTTCATAATTTCCTCATATTGTGACATGGTCAATTCCTCGCTTTCTGAAATTCTGTTTTTAAAATCTTCCCAATATGCGTTATTATCTCCTGTCATAGGAGCAGGACAACTCTTTCCTGTGACGTCCCAATGTCTGATGACATTTTCGACCGGAATGTTATATTCTTTCATAAGATATTTTACAAGCTCTGCTGTTTTAGCAAGAGTACCTTTGCGTACATCGCCCGACTTGTTCAGCAGACACATTTCAACACCAATCGAATTGCTGTTTGTACATTTTCCATACCACGCATGACCCTTTGAGCCCTGCAGACCGCCTCCGCAATGCCAAGCTGTAGAGCATAACGGTACACTCGTGTAAACGCTGTTCTCATCAACAAAGAAATGTGCCGAAGCCTTCGGGATATTGTTATGAAAATACTTTACATTGTTAAAAGCTGTATCTCCTTTGTTAGCTGTATAATGAATAACAATATATTTTATATCCTCTTTTCTTCCTGTTCTGTAATTTGCCGAATCAGGCAAAAGCCCGGTTAAAATTTCCATAAAATCACTCCTCTGCAATTTCATCCGCTATATCAACAACTTCATAAACTTCCGTTATAACATCCTCACCGTCAATGTATTTTTTGCAAACACATTGTTTTTCCGAGTCATATTCAGGTGCTTCACTCGATACAAACGCTTTATACCCTGCCTTTTTCAGCAGTTCAGGCGTTATAACGCCTGAATAAATCCGATTGTCAATTACTACATATTGATTTTTAAATTCTTCAATTTTCCTCTCGTTGATAAATTTATAATACTTATTCATTCTAATCTCCTTTCGCTACGCTGTAATATTCAGCTTCAATCTTTGATGTAGGAACATCAGTTGTCACTTCATATATTGTTGTTCCTCTGAATGTCGGAAGCTTCGGCACATCTATCATCTCTTCCGTTTCGTTTTTTTTGACAAACAGCACTTGCGGCTTTGCTTCCGCAAGAAAGCTTTTAAAATCCTTGACTGTACTACATCGCTCATTACTACATCTGATATACAGCCAAGTATGATTTGCTCCGCAATATACTCCTTCAGTTTGCGTATTACCTATTGTTGTCGTTTGAGTTGGTAAATAGTTGCATAAGATTGCAGCGTTATATTTTACTCCGTCATAAAAGCTATTGCAATAAAAATTGATGATGCCGTAATCATTCCTTGATTGAATTATCCAACTTTCATCACCGTTTATAAATTTAGAACCGATTTTTCTTTTTATGACTTTATTTTTAAAATCAATCTCATCTGCTTCCTGATGATTACTTAACTTCCTCAAAGGCTCGTTTGCGAAGATGTTAAAAAGTTCGACGCTTCCTTTGCCATCAGATGCCTTTAATGTTATTTTATATTTTCCATAATTATTATCGTTCGCATCTTCAACAAGTTCACCCACAGACTCAATCTCAACAGGATTATCCGGCACAGGAGCTCCGTCCTGTACCGAATTTCCATAAAGCTTTAAATTAATAAGACTATCATTATCAACGCAATCAGAAAGCGTTAGACTTCTTATACCTGACATCATACGTACAAATCCTTTAACTGAATTAATAACATTCATCACGCCTCTGTGATTCCATTCCAAAAAATTCATCATTCATTCACCGCCTCTGATGCCGGTACATTTGAGCTTGTCGGAACAAAGCCGGCAACTTTTCCGACTAAATATTGACCGTCAAAAGTAATGATAATATTATATCTTTTCCCGGATACAGGAATAAACAAAGAATAACCGTCCTGCGTGCTGCAGTCTGCTCCAATCCATTGAATAACACCGGATGCAGGATAATCAATCAAAATGCCGTCACCTGCCGTAAAATTCAAAGCTGTTGCAAAATCATTGTTGTACGCACCGTCAGGAATGTTTATAATTAAAGAATTAAAAACATCCGCATTATATACTGTATTATACGCTTTTGAAAGGTCAAGCACCGCAAATTCAGGATTTACAAATTCCACTTTATCAGCCTTTGATTCAATTAAAGAAATTTTTTCTTCCATCACCGGCACTTTTTCGTTCCATAAGTCATACACCACCGCAGCCATTTCAATCTTATGAAGACTTTCTTCGGTAATGATATCAATAACGTCTTTATTTTCGTGAGAGTGATTTGTCATGGTAAATTCCTGCTTTACCTTTTGCAAAAGCTGTTCAAACGCTTCAGGAGTAGGCGTCATGCTTTCTTTAGCATTTTCATCATAACCGCTCTCATGAAGCTTTATAGCAACGCTGTTTGACGTAATCAAATCACCGCCGAATACACTGACTGAAAGAGTTCCGGGGTTTTGAAGTACTTCCCATGGGACAGTACAACGACCGTCTTCTATCAGCTGATTATACGCTTTAGATAGCTCTGAATTTTTAAAAATTGCAAATATATCACCTGTCCACTCTTCCGAAAAATCAAACTCAGCAAATAAATAGTTTTTAGTTCCATTGACAACAAAATTACTATCAAGACGTGTAATTCTTTGATTCTCAACTTTGAATTTAATAATCATAAAAATCACCTCTCAAATGCTATATACATATACTTCACGCCTGATTTATTCAGATACGAAGCTTTTGTAAAATTTGAGCTTTTATAATATTCTTTGTTATAAATCTTATACCCGACTTTCGTTATCTCCAGTTTTATATAATCCGGATAATCAGCAGAAATCGCTGCAGATACTCCTTTAACAGTCACAGCTCCGTACATATATTCTGCGGTCGAAAATGCATCGTAAAACTCAAACATTGAATTAATCGGATGCACAATCACCGCATCCGGCTCAAAGCCAAGTTCAATAACTCTTTCCTCGTCACCGTTTCCGTCATACGTTCCGATGTGAGCCTTTAAAAGTCCCGAAAACAACTCACTATGCTCCTGAAACTTTTTATCAATAATTTTAAAATTACCTGTAATAACATCAGTATTGACATTATCTTTTTGTTCCTGCAAGTTCATTTTTAAAAAATCACTCGTCTGCATTCTCAATTACCTCCAAACTTCTGAATTCTTCCCATGTGTAAGCCGAAGCTTCTTCCCATGTATAACCTGATACTTCACTCCATTTTCTATATTTATAGATATACTCAATCTCGTAATGATAAGGAATCATCGCTTCAAATATGTTTTTAAAATCCTCAATATACTCCGGAGTGCCAAACTCGTCACAAAATTCAACAGTAATCTTATAA